CATCAGGTATTATAGTATTTATACTCTTTTCCACTTTCTTACTCCTCTCTTGTTGTAATTTCTATTAGCCGATTTAAATACCATTGTGCTTTCTTTAAATCTTCTAATCCATTCTTCATTTTGTATCGAGTTACATATTTTATCACATTGCCTTCCAGAAAACTCATGTTTTTTGAAGTGATATAATCAATGCACTCTATCCCTTGTGTGTAATGCTCAGGATTGATGTTGTCTTTCTCTCTGTTCTCATTCCATTGCACTTTAATTTCGTTATCCTTCATGTTTGCCTAATTCTTCTATGTCCTTTAATTTGCTTATAGGTAGATTATGACAGTCTGTTGAAACTTTCCAATTATTGTCAGGGTCTATACTCCCCTTCTTTAAAAACTTTGAGTCTGCTAAATACTTTTCTTTTTCTAGGTAGCCTAGTATCCATCCTTCTGACAAATCATTTTTTATTCGGGTAAAAACGTAAAAGTCACACTTTTGTTTAGTGTTCAGGTCAGCTACAGAACATTCATAATATTCTCTAGGTGCTGATGTTACCCTCTTGCTTTTTACATCTATTTTTTTGTTATTAAATACTAAATCATAATCATAAGTATTGTTCAAGGAAATTCCTAGTTCCTTTGCTACAATAATCTCACCTAGAAATCCAATTACATTTCCTTTTCCTTGTGTTATTGAATTATTTAAAATACCCATATCACTTGACATTGAATTAGCCAAGTTAACATTCTCTTTTGTAATTTTAATGTGTTTCATTCCAACTTCTCCCTATTTTATACTCTCCAGTTATTGGACAGTTTAGTTTGTAATAATCTGTTGTCTGCTCCATGGCCTTAACAACCAAAGAACCAATCTCATCTGCATCCTCTGGACTACACTCCAGTTGTATCTCATCATGTATAACACCCAGTTGCCTGTACTCTAGGTGTAGTGCAAGCGAGTGAAAAATAACCCATGCTCTCTTACTTATTATAGCACCCGCACTTTGTAGTAAAAAGTTAAGTGAGGCATGTTCGCTCCTAACTCTGACGTGTCTGCCATCTAATGCTTTGAGGTATCCCTTGTCTGATGCCTTGCCTACTCTTTCCCTGAGTACTTTAAGGGCAGGTGTATTATCAAGAAAGTTTTTCTTAAGTACCTTGCCTTCTTCTATACCGCCACCTGCTATACTACCTATCTTCTTATCACCTGCACCATAGAGGAATGCATAGATAAATGTCTTAGCCTTATCTCTTGTGTCTAGTCCGGCTGACTTCTGATTGGCAGTGTGTATGTCACCTGTTAGTATCTCTTGTGTATAGTTCTCATCTCTCATATAGTGGGCGAGGCATCTAAGTTCTAGTCCGCTGAGGTCAGCACCTACTAGCACCTTATCCTCAGGCACAGTAAACAATGCTCTCATCTCAGAGCCATACTCTTTGCCACTAGCAGTTACTTGTTGTAGGTTTGGATTGCTACTGCTCATCCTGTGAGTCACAGTTCCCATAGTATGTACTCTGCTATGTATCCTACCTGTTCTCTCATCTATAGCATCAAGCCATGAGTTAATCTGACCTTGCCTCTTTTGTAACATAAGGTATCTACCAATGAGTTGTGCCTCAGGTATCTCTACATCCTTGAGTGTGGACTCGTCAACCTTAGGTCTGCCAGTTTCAGTAAACACCTCAGGCTTCCAACCATAGTGCATAAGATGTCTACCCACCTGTTGCCTACTGCCTAAGTTTAGTTCAGGGTATGCCCAGTAACCATAGTCACCTTCTTCATTGGTATGGCACTCGAGTTCAACCTCTGCTTGATAGCCTTTGGTTCTAGTGAAGTCTTTCTTAAATCTCTGCTCCACTGGTTTCTTGCTTTTCCATACAGGTAGGGGCTTGAATGTTTTATGTACTTCTTCCTCTGTACTGCGTAGGTCATCGTTTACTTCTTGTAATATCTCTATCGCACCTCGCTCATCAAAGAGCCAACCTGTCCTCTCTTGCCAAGAGCAGTGTCTTTTAGTGGCATACTCTAATTGCTTGGCATCCTCACTTAATCTCTTTTGCTTCATGAGTTTGTAGACTTTAGTTGTTATCTCTACATCTCTTAAACAATACTCAACCATCTCATCACTTAGCTTTGACCAGTCCTCATGGTCTCCCTTAGGGTATCCTAGGTACTCACCCCAGTTAGCTAGTGAGTGACCACCCTCTCTGCGTGGACTGTCTAGCTGACTGAGTATCAGTGTGTCCTCTATTGTTGTGTTACCGAAGTCAGTACCCCATAGTCTTGCAAGTACAGGAATGTCAAATGCTATACCATTATGAAACACTAAAGTCTGTGAGTCTATCCACTCGTTAAAGTCTTTAGACTCATAGAATACTTGTGTATCTTCGGTGTATATGTCTTGCACTGCTACGCACCACACCTTAGTGGCTTCTATACCATCAGTTTCTATGTCGCAACTAAAAGTCTGCGTCATTATTCCATCCGCCCACATCAGGATTAACACCTTTCTCTAGCCTAGCAGTTTCAGGGTTAAAGTATGTCCAACCACCCTCTCCTGTCTGCCCTGTTCTTCTTAGCTTAGGTACTCTAATGCGTGTTGAGTTCTTAGTGTAATCATCCTCTGCTAACTTATCTCTTGAGAATAGTATGTTAGTATGACAAGCCTGTGGTATTGCACCACTACCCTTGACATCATACTCACTAATCTTGTGAGGATGTGAGCCATCGTCAGGCTTCCTTGTGTGTGTGCTTAGTATAACTGCACACTTAGTTTCTTTACATAACTTAATAAATCTGTCCATGACTTCTTCAATGTTCTCGTTACTTAGGTTTTTAATTGCAGTATGTAATGGGTCTACTAATATTATACTACAACCTAATCCCTTTACAAAGTATCTTATCTTAGAAAACATTTCCTCAAGGTCAATGCTACCACCACCATCATTGTGTAACTGTATCTTTGTGCCGAATCCTATCTCAATGGCCTTGTCCATGATGTTATCTACATTAAGCTCTGTTGGTTTAACTAGTTGTAAGTTCTCTGCTGTGTGTACACTCACAACCTTCCTGATTGTCTCATCAATGTTATCCTCTACCATGAAGCAACCTATCTTCTCCTCTGTTTCTGTAGCAAAGTGGTAGATAAGTTCGTTAAGTATAGTAGTCTTACCAATACTGGTGTGTGCTATGATTGATACCAGTTCTCCCTTTGCTATACCGCCTCTCATCATATGGTTTAAGTCTCCAAAAGAGTCAGGTAGTGGTACAAGTTCTGTGTTCTTGTAGTTAAGCATAGCCTCTCGCATATCCTCAACTGTAGCAACACCACTAACTGTGTAATCTTTTGCGTAGTTCCACCACTCATCTAAGAATTCTTTGCCATCACCATGCTTGAGGTAATCACTTGCATCCTTGTGCTTAGCTAGTGTTAGTATCTTACATTTATTCGGACCAAGTATAGGTGCTACTCTCTCTACTGCTTCTCGGCCTACCTCGTCATTATCAAAACATAATACTACAGTTTCAAATGAGTCAAGCCATTCCAGATTGGCCTTGATATTCGCAGTAGCGTGTACTCCATTGTTAATTGATACTGATGCCCATCGACTACCACACATCTCATAGACTGACATAGCATCCAACTCGCCCTCGCATACTGTGACATACTTACCGCCACCTTGAAACAAGTTCTGTCCAAATAACATATTCTTGTTAGTGGTATCTCCCTTGCCATAGAAAGACTTACTAGCAACTACCCTTGTTTTCATACCAACCATGTTATTCTTATGATTGTAGTATGGGTAGTGATGTTTAATCACTTTGCCTTTGCCATCCTTCTCACACTTGACCTTGTATCTCTCTAAGGTTTCGGCTCTTAGCTTTCTATCGTGTAGAGTATAGTAATCACCTCGATACTCGTGCTTCCAAGAGTCATCACTTTGCTCTGTAATCTGTATAGGTTTGTTACTGTGTTCAACAAAGCCATGCTCTCCACAAGAAAAGCAATGTGTCTGTCCATCTGAGTATACTGCTAAGTTATCTCTGCTACTGTCTTTGCCTAGCTTTGCACAACTAGGACATTGTTCTTTCCGTATTACTTTATTATTCTTTTCCACTTTTCTCCTCGTTTAAATTAAAAGGGCAACCGAAGTTGCCCCAATATTATAACCTAGATTAATTTAAAAGTACAACTAAAATTCAGATGGGTCGTATTCGTCTACTCCATCTGCCTTCTCATCCACCCTCACACGCTCTAAGTAAGTGTATCCATCGTAAGGTGCTTTGCCTTTCTTAACAAGCATAGTAACCTTATCTCCAAACAAAGACAGGTGAGTAGCATCCACCTCGGCTTTGTCTGAATTGTAAATCTTAGGCTGACCAAAGTCTACCTTACGCTTAGAAGTAATCTGAGTCTTGCCTTCATACTCCTTAGTCACTAAGCCATTCTTCTCAGCTTCCTTGATACCTGACTTATCTAAGGATACAGTAAGTGTGTACTTACTTTGTCCTTTGAATACATCGGGCTGAGTTACTTTGTTAAACACAACTTCACCAGTCAATGATATATAATCACTCATTTCTACATCTCCTTATAGTTAACATTTAATTTTACATCTAGCAGTATTCTAAGTAATACTACTAAAAGTGTAGTAGAAAAAATGGAAGTAAAAACTACTACACTCTTAGTAATACTAAGTAAGTAACATTGATTAAAAGTTATTTATTTATATAAACAATAAATTGGTTCAATGTATTTCTTTCTTAGAATGGTAGTATTGTATCATAGATTTTATACTTTGTAAAGCAATCGTACATAAAAAAGGGGGAATCGAACCCCCATGAGAAATTCTCCTCATGCACCATGTAGAGGGATTTGAACCCTCGTTAGGATATTCACCCTAACTCCCTTTTAAATCCTTGTGTCTTTGCACTAAGTAGCCTAACTTGTGCAT